TTTTATATTGGGACCAAAAATGCCTCTAATATATATGAGATATCAATACATTTTAGTTCATTGGTATTATCATTATTTAAGATTCCTGCTGTCAAGAAATTTGGCGAGCATATTCAAAGAATTATAAGTATTTTCTTTGAGAATCTTAAGGGGTATTTCATTGAATCTCAAAGTGCTGAATCGCACATTAAGAAGTTTTGGGATCAAATGAGTACTTCCAATCCTCGATCATTATTTGGATTGGTGGAGGCTTTTTCAGGTGTTTTTACATCTGTTATGGTATTATATACACATTTTTCCACATCATGGAAGGATAATGATATTTATACCTTTATTACTGAGATAACTAAATCAATCATCACGATTGGATCGGATGTTAGATCTAGTTCGCAGAAAATTTCTGTATTCTTGGCTAGAGTTTATGATTTTATTATCATGAATTCTGAATGTCTGATGAAGTTGGACTTTAAGAATTTGAAGTTCAACTTGCCAGAGGAGCATGTTTTTGAAACTGAATTGGTTCAGTTAGAAGATATTATTAAATCTTTTAATGCTGATCCATTGTATTTGGAATCAATTAACATGACTCTTTCAATGCTTCGAGAACGAGTTTACAAGATGATTGAGAAAGGAATAAGAATTTTAGATTCTAGTCCTGTTCCATCAGTTAAATCTTGTGTTACGCGATATGTTAGTGTATTACACGATCATGCTCGTTCTATTGAAGCGAAAATGAACCCAGACAATACAAAACCTCAACCATTATCTATTACATTGTTAGGTTCAGCTGGCTGTGGAAAATCATCCGCAGCTGAAAAGCTTGGCCTAATGATGCAAAAGATTACTGGTCGTGTTGCAAATACCAATCATATTAAGAATAGGGGTGGTGATCCCAAATTCGAAGAAAATATTGATGGTAGTACTGACGTGATTGTTTTTGATGATTTCGCAAATGATCAATCAAGTAAAATGCAGACGAAAGAGGTTTTGGATATCGTTAATACTACGAAGGAAGTTATTCCTAAAGCAAGTGTTGAAGAAAAAGGTAGGCACAAGTATGTTAATATTGGAACTATTTTTACAACCAATGATGAGAATCTTGGTATGAATTGTTTCAGAACAGCTAGTGTTGATAGTTTGCTTCGACGTATGGGCATTGTAGTCCATCTTGAAATTGCAGAGGAATATAGACTTCCTAATTCTGACCGTTTAGATTTGAATCATCCGGCAGTTTCTGAAGAGACTTTTAATACAGATGTATATGAAGTTACTCTTAAGAGACCTATTGGTGTTTCTAATATTAATGGTAAGAATATTGTAAATTACGATATTATTGATTTCCCTCGTAATGAAGGAAATTCATCTTGGAGAGATGCTGTATTGGAAATTCAGCGTATTTTCAAGTCAGATTGGGATAAGAATATTAAACGTGCTGAGCGCGTTAGATCAAAGTGTGATTGTTGCAGTGGATGCAGCCTTCCTTTGGACGTTTGCACGTGTGCACTTTGTGCCCAATCATCTTATAGTAAACAGATATTATTAGAGAAATTAACTAATTTTAGTATTTCTACTAATATTTGCGAGACTTTTGCTTTATATGATGATAAATTTATTGATTTTTCTTCTAATATCGCATTAAAGGTTTCATTGTATGTTTTCTATAAGAATTATTTTAGCTATTTGTATGCAAAATATAGAAATATATTTTCACTTGCTTGATTATTTTTTGTAATTTGGTATATGGTTGTATGTTTCTTATTTTGCCCTCGTATTATTTTTGCAACTATCATTTGTTTGATACATTATGAAAATTGCACGTATAATAATATGAGAGCGGCAGTTATGGATAAGAATATAAGATTAAGAACTTGCTTGCGCGAGAACTATAAAATTAGGTATTCTTTCTATGCTGTTACTATTTTTTCAGGTCTTACAGGTTTGTATGCGCTTTATAAGTGTGTGAGTTCATTTATGAATTTATATGAGTCACAACACTTGGTAGTGCATGAGCCTGAAATTGAGGTAAAATATTATCACATCAAAGACAGGCCCGTATATACTGAGCGACCTGAAAATACAAATAGTGACGAAATTGGCCATTATAGAGTGGTTCCACGATTAGGTCATGTACCTAAGAGTTATCACCCTAAAGAGTTTATTGCATTAGTTGCTAAGAATATGAATAAAGTATTTATTACTCAAGGTGAGGAAACTATGCAAGCTTATTGTCTTCCTATGGGATCAGAGAGAATGATTCCTAATCATATTGTCCCTTTGGAAGGCAATTTTGATATTAAAATTCAAAAGGGTGAATGGAATTATGGACATGTGGATGTTCCGCAATCTTATGTTAAGCCTTTTGTAAAGAAGGGCTTGATTAAGAATCATATTGCGGATGTTTCACTTGTGCATGTTCCGAATGCGCCGCCAGGAAAAGACCTTTCGATTTTTCTTGCGGCTTCAGGTTCATTACCTGTTAGTGGGCCTGGAACTTATTTGCATTTCGATACTGAATTGCAAAAGTTTGTAGAGATTCCTGTACATTTTAGACAAGTATCGTCTGTGTCATATACCTCGCCTAGAGGTAGATTGGCTCAGCATGTGTACGAGTGTGAAGCTCAATACCATACTTGTAGTCTTGGTGATTGTGGACAACCATTGCTGTATAAAAATAGCATTATTGGTATCCATGTTGCCGGACAAACAGGATCTACAAAATTTTATTGCGTATGTATTGATAAGAGCATGCTTGATGAGGCTAGAGAAGCTATGAAATCTAAGGATTATTTTGTTAAATCCATTCCTTCTGAACCAGTTTTGAAAAACAATTTGAAGGAGATTTCTATTGTGGATCAGCCTACTGATTATGTTAAGCAAGCTCTTAATGTCGATGCTACTCCTATTGTTTCTTTGGGGACTGTTTTAGCTACTGGGGGAATTTTATATAAACCTAGAGCTGAAAAGCATTATTTTGAAAATCATAATAAAGCTGTTGCTGAACAGTTTGGTGAGATTCAATCACGTCCTCCTAAGTACGAAAATGGAGAATTGCAAATTAATACGACATTGGCTAAATATAATACGCCAAAAACTGGTGTTCCTATCGCTTTAATGGATAGGGCAGCAGAAGATTACCTTCATACTAAGAATGTTGATGGTGAAACTATTTATTCTATCGCTAATGATTATTATCAGAACGATTCTGATTTCTTTTCAGTTCGTTCGATTCAGCAAGCGATTGATGGTGATTCCACTGGTATTATCCGTGGAATGCCTAATAGTACATCATCAGGAATTTGTTATGGAGGATCCAAGACGAATCATCTTGAGTGTGATGAGAATGGAGTTCCATTACATCCTCGCCAATTGAAAGATTATATTATTGATGATCTTGAAAAAGTTGAGGAAACTTGGAGGTCAGGAAAGGGAACTTTTGATCCTTTTGTTAGAGCCTCTAAGGTGAATGAGTTACTACCTTGGGAAAAGGCAGCTGAAAAGACTCGTTCGGTATATGGAAATGATATGACATTTTTCATCAGTGCTACTAGAGCAATTATCCCTATTAAACATGTGTTGAGGCACCAAAGAGCATCTGAATGCTTTGTTGGAGTTAATGCAACATCACATGAATGGGAAGAGTTGCATGATTATTTAACCAATAATGGAGAATATACACAATTTATTTGTGGAGATTTTTCAGGTTATGATACACAATTACCTAGTGCATTGATGGATAAAGCAGCAGCCATTATTATGAAGATTTATAAAGATTTTGGTGCTAGTGATAGCGATCTTGAATATCTTCGTGGCGCTTTGTCATCCGTCGTTTCTCCCGTTATGATTTGGGAGGGTAATCTTTTGCAATTTACCAGTGGGCAACCATCTGGTCAACCTCTT